TGGACGCATAACTTCACTCTACGCAACAATCTCTAAGGGGATTGCGACTTGATTGCCGAAATCGCAAAGACGCAAGAGCTCGCGGACCTTTTCGGGGTCAGCCAGCAAAAAGTCCGAGATCTCGACAAACGCGGTCTCGTCAAGAAGTTGAAGCGCAACCAGTTCGATACCGCTGAAAGCGTCCGGATGTACTGCGCGCACCTTCGCGGTGTTGCGAGCGGCCGCGGCGAAGATGAACAGATCGTTTCCTTGGCTGATGAGCGGGCGTTACTGGCGCAGGCTCAGCGTCGAGGACAGGAGATCAAAAACGACGTCGCAGAGGGAAAGTATATCGAGGCGGACGCGGTTGAAGCTCGGTGGTCTGAAATTCTTCGCAATGTCCGCTCCGGTGTTCTTGCCTGCAAATCTCGGATCCTGCAGAGGTTGCCGCATCTGTCACGAGAAGACGGCGAAGAAATCGAGAATGAATTGAGAGATGCACTGACGGCTTTGTCAGGGAATGATTGATACCCTCGAGCGCGTAGAAAGGAACGCGCTGGCATGTCTGAAGCCACCAGACAAACTCCAACTCTCGAAATGGATTGAGCGGGATGTTCGGCTTCCGGACGATGTTTCTGCAACGCCTGGACCGGTTCGACTCTGGCCGTTCCAGCATGAGATTGCAGACGCCATCGGTGATCCGGCGATCGAGCGGGTCACTTTGGTCAAGCCGGTGCGCGTTGGCTTCACCACGCTGCTGACCGGGGCAATAGGGAACTTCGTGAAGAACGACCCGGCGCCGATGTTGGCACTGTTGCCGACCGAGGCTGATTGCCGTGACTACGTCGTCAGTGATCTTGAACCGGTGTTCGAGGCTTCTGGTGATCTGGGCGAACTGCTCAGTGGGGATCATTCGGAGAACGGCCGCAACACGTTGATGTCCCGCCGGTTCCCGGGTGGATTTTTGAAGGTCGTCGCTGCGAAGGCACCGAGGAACCTTCGACGGCACAACATTCGTGTCCTGATCATCGACGAAGCCGATGGAATGGAAGTCACGAAAGAGGGTGGCCCGATACCGCTGGCGATCAAGCGAACACTCTCGTTTGCGAACCGCAAGATCGTCATTGGTTCAACGCCAGTGTTTGAGGATACGAGCCCAGTCCTTCGGGGATGGAAGAACTCGGACCAACGGGTCTACGAGGTTCCCTGTCCCGAATGTGGTGGACTGACGGAAATCCAGTGGGCTCACATCAAGTGGGACGATGGAAAGCCCGAAACGGCACATTTCGAATGTCCGCACTGCAAAGAACCGGTCGACGAACGGCACAAGCGGAAGATGGTGCAGTCTGGGGCTTGGCGGGCACTCCGGCCGGAAGTCAAAGATCATGCCGGTTTCCGCATGAACGCGCTGATTTCACTACTGGCAAACACGTCCTGGGCGAAACTGGTCGCAGAGTTTCTGGAGAGCAAGAGCGACCCGTCTGACCTTCAGACGTTCACCAACACGATCTTGGCGCAGGGGTGGAAGACCGGAGGCGAAGAGATCGACGATAGCGATCTGGAGAAGAAAGCACAGAACTTTGGCCTCGACGCAATTCCTGAACAGGTTCTGTTCATCACAGTTGGTGTCGATGTTCAACGCGATCGATTGGAGATCACGTTTCTCGGTCACAGCGAAGACAAGAAGGCTTTTGTCCTCGGTCACCACGTAATCGACGGAGACTGGGACGACGACACGACGTGGGATGAGCTCGACGAAACGTTGAAAACCCGATGGAAACATCCTCTCGGTGGATCAATTGGAGTGTCTGCAGGGGCCGTTGATAGTTCGGACGGCACCGTCACCGAAAAGGTCTATTCGTTCTGCTTTCCACGGCGCAGCCGGAAAATCGTTGCGATCAAAGGTGCTGATGGCAACCGATCCTGGCTGGAGACTTCGAAGTCGAAGAAGGTGGGTGGAAAACTGCACATTGTCGGCGTCGATACGATCAAGACGCACATCCGAAACCGGATAGAGATGGGCACAATCCAATTCTCTGGCGACCTAAAATCGGTGTGGTTCGAGCAACTGGCCTCGGAAAAGATGGTGCGCCGGTATGTGCGCGGACAACCGAAACTTGGTCACGAACGGATACCGGGACGCGCGGCCGAGGCATTGGACTGCACGGTCTACGCGTTTGCATCGACGCGACTGATTTCACCGAACTGGGACAATTTGCGGGAAATGGCGGCCACTCCGGCCGGTGAAACGTTGTCCCGTGCGGATCGCCTCGCAAAACTGGCAGGAAAAATCGCTTCATGATCGATACTGCAACGCTTCAGGCAAGGCTGACCGAAGCCCAAACGGCGCTCCATGATCTGATCATGGGAAAGTCTGTCGTGAAGGTTGGGCACGGTGATTTAGAAGTCACCTACCGGAAGACTGATGAGATCAAACTTCGGGCATACATCTCAGAACTTAATTCTCAGCTGGGCAACTCGACCAGATCCCGTCCATTGCGTCCGGTGTTCCGATGAAAAAGAAGTTTGGCGGGAAAGGTTGGGCCGCCCGTAAGGCTGGCCTGGTGAGCGACGGAATTTATGACGCTGCGTCTACGGGCGGCGAAGCGCTTGCTCTATGGCACCCATCTTTGCGGTCAGCTGACGGAGAAGTATTGCCAAACCGGGATCGGGTCACCGCCCGGGCCCGGGACCTCGAGCGGAACAACGGCTGGGCAAGCGGCGGGCTTCAAAAGGAGCTGGACGCGGTCATTGGGTCAACGTTCCGACCTATCCCTAAACCTGATCATGTTGCACTCGGTCTCTCGGAAGACTGGGCAACAGATTGGAGACAGCAGGTTCAGGCACGATGGCGGGCATATGCTGATGATCCAAGGTGCTATGCGGACGCAGCGCGACAACTGACGGTCAGCCAGAATCTCGGCTTGGCCTATCGCCATGCTGTCCTCGATGGGGATGCGATCGGTGTGCTGAACTGGCGGCCGGGACGACCGAACGCGACTGTGCTTCGCGTGGTTGATCCAGATCTCCTGTCGAATCCGCAAGATGGATCCGACAGTGAGTTCATGCGCGGCGGAGTTGAGATCGACAGAGACGGTGCAGCCCGCGCTTATCATTTTCGACAGGCGCACGAACGCGATCACTGGGCAAGCTCACGGTCCTTCAAATGGGAACGTGTGATCAGGGAACGCCGTTGGGGTCGACCTGTGGTGCTGCACTGGTTCGAGAAAAAGCGAGATGGTCAGACACGCGGGATGTCCCGTTTGGCACCGATCATCGAAAAGCTGAAGATGGAGGATCGATACGCCCGGATCGAGCTTGAGGCTGCGGCACTGAACGCCATCTTGGCGGCATTCATCAAGTCACCGTTTGACCACACGATGCTCGACCAGGTGCTTGGTAGTGATGGCGACAGCCTCGGTGTCTATCAAGACATGCGCAGTGAATCGGCGAAGGAAAACGCAGTCACCCTCGGTGGTGTGCAGATTCCACGGCTATTCCCTGGCGAAGATCTGGGTTTCCAGAAAGCACAACGGCCAGCGACAGGATTTGCGGATTTCGAAAGTGCGGTTCTTCGGAACATCGCTGCTGGTTTGGGCATCAGTTACGAGCAATTGGCTGCTGACTGGTCAAAGACGAACTATTCGAGCGCTCGCGCGGCCCTGATCGAAATCTGGCGTGGATGGACTGGAAAGCGGCACTCTTTCGCCCAGCGCTTCGCCCAGCCTCTGTTCATGGCTTGGATGGAGGAAGAGGTCGACCGCGGAACGTTGGTTCTTCCGACCGATGCCCCGGATTTCTACGAGAACTGGCACTCATATGCCCGCGCGAAGTGGATTGGACCGGGTCGGGGCTTCGTGGATCCGGTGAAAGAAGCTCAGGCGGCGGCACTTCGGGTCGCATCGGGAATGTCGACGCTGGAAGACGAAGCAGCTGAACTGACCGGCGCCGACTTTGACGACAACCTGGCTCAGATACGAAGGGAAATCGCGTCGATGCCAAAGGGCATGCTGCACCCGGCTCAGGAATCGTTCGCGAAGCTACTCGGACATAACGGCGGGCCGCCGATGGAGGATAACGATGCACGGAGATAATGCGCCGGCACTCGCGCGTCTGGGAACAGGCCTGCTTGCCCTCTCGCAGCCATCGCAAGGCGCTGATTGGTTGGTCTGGGCGAACGCGCGGGCCGAACATGTGCTTACCGGGGATTCAAATGAAGGTGTTCTCGCAACCGATGCACTTGCAGCGTATCACGATGATCGTCACCGCCCCTATGAGATTGCAGGGGGCGTTGCGGTAATCACGGTTTCTGGTCTTCTGCTGAAGGACTATCGATGGATCGGGGACAGCTGGGCGACTGGCTATGCTCAGATCCGGATGCAGGTCGAGATTGCTCTGCAAGACGACGGTGTCGAAGGAATCGTGCTGTTGGTCGACTCTGGCGGTGGCTATGTCGACGGCCTGTTCGAACTGACGGCGCATCTCCGAGATGCACGTGAGGTCAAGCCGATCTATGCAATCGTGGACTCGTGCGCGTGTTCTGCTGCCTATGCCATCGCAGCTACCGCAAATTCGATCAGCGCCAGTGGATATTCGACCGTTGGCTCTATCGGTGTCCTGATGGTGCATTGGGACTTTTCGAAGATGCTCGACGAATGGGGTCTGAAGCCGACCATCCTGTTCTCAGGTAAGCACAAAGTTGACGGCAACCCGTTCCAGCCGCTTCCGGATATTGTCCAGGAGCGTTTCCAGTCTGAAATTGCAGAGATGCGATCGCTCTTTGCCGACGACGTGGCGCTCGGCCGGGGCGATCGCTTCGATGCAGACGCAGCCATGGGCACAGAGGCCCGCGTTTACGGAACACCCAGCCAAATCACGGCTGCGCAAGAGATGGGCATGATCGACGGGATCATGGCCGCCGACGATGCGTTCAGCGCACTCGTCACCCACCTGACCGCCGATGGCGGCACCACCTGAAAGGAAATCCCATGTCAAAGGGACGTTTCAGCTTCGCCAATCTCACCGGCGGAGCGAAGTCGGAGTCTGCCGACAAGGCAGAAGACGAGGGCGACACGGAAGCCATGGACGACGAGGAAGACACCTCGGCGGAAAATGGAGAGGCGATGGACGACAAGGACGAAGAGGCCAGCTTTGACGCCGGCCGCGCTGCTGAGCGCAAACGCATTGGTTCGATCCTGTCCAGCAAGTCGGTGAATGCTGACAACATGGCACAGGCCATCGAAGTCGCCTGCAACACCGATCTGTCCCCGGAACAAGCCGCTGCCATCCTGGCTGCAGCACCGGTGGCTTCGAAGTCATCGCTCTCGCAGCGGATGGACGATGAACCTGATCCGCATCTGTCGAGCGGCGGAGGTGATGACGGGAAAATGATGTCGATTGCAGACCGGGCTCGAGCTCGCCACGCGGCTTAATCGGAGGGATTGAACATGAGCAACGAACTGAACCGAATCGACGACGTTGTGATCTTCGAAGAGGATCAGGCATACAGCCGCGATACGGGAACCATTGCGTCGGGATCAAACCTGACCGTGGGGGCCGTTCTGGGCATCGTCACGTCAAATGGAAAGTACGCCATTCACAACCCTGGTGCTTCTGATGGCACTGAAACAGTTGCTGGTGTGCTGCTGAGCGATGCTGATGCGGCCTCTGAAGATGTCGTCGGCGCACTTATCCTGTCACGGCATGCGAGAGTTCGCCGAGATGGACTGAATTATCACTCCAGCATCGATACGACAGGAGAACGTGACACCGTCGCTCAGGGCCTTAAAGCTCTGGGAATCCTGGCTGTACGTTAACATCCCGCGCCTTCGGGCGCGGCTTCATCGCCTCACCGGCGGGTATTGCCGGAACATCATCAATCTGTCGAAACATAGGAGGGCTTCATGGCTACTCTCGACATTTTTCGTGCGAATCCGGACGCCTTCAACACCCGAGCGATGGGTGAGGCAATCCGGGTAATTCCAAACCAGTTCGGACGTATTGGCGAAATGAACCTGTTCACGCCGAAACCAGTTCGAACGCCTGGCTTCCAGATCGAATCCAAGAACGGTGTACTGTCGCTGATCCAGTCATCGGAGCGGGGTTCTCCAATCCCTCCGCAAGAACGCGGAAAGCGAGTCATGCGTGACTTCCGTGCTCGCCGCTTCGCACGGGAAAGCCGGATCACTGCTGACGATGTTTCGGGAATCCGAGCCTTTGGCGAAGAGACCGAGTTGATGCAGGTCATGGACGAGGTCAATGACCGCCTCGAGGATATTCGATCCGCAAGTGACATCACGAAGGAATACCTTCGAGCTGGCGCATTGCGCGGTGAAGTTCGTGACGCGGACGGGTCTCTGATCCATTCGATGTTCACCGAGTTCGGCGTTTCCCAGAAGGTTGTCGACTTCACGTTGGGCACAGCCTCGACCGATGTTGCTGGAAAGGTTCGCGAGGTCAAAGACCACATCACGCTGAATCTTCTCGGCGACATGATGACAGGTGTCCATTGCTTGGCCTCACAGCAGTGGATGGACAAGTTGCTTCAGTTCGAAGACGTCAAGCGCGCATACGACGACTTCAACAGTGGTCCGAACCCGCAACGTGACGACGTCACAGATGGTTTCCTGTACCAAGGCGTCATGTTTGAGAAATACCTCGGATCTGCAGGTGTCCCTCAAGAAGATGGCTCAATCACCACGCAAGCATTCGTGCCAGACGGAGACGCGAGATTCTTCCCCGTCGGAACGCGATCAACCTTCCGCATGTTCAACGCTCCAGCCGACTTCATGGAGACCGTGAACACGCCAGGCCGTGACTATTACGCTAAGACCGCACCGGATCCGAAATATGACCAGTGGGTGGATGTTATGGCACAGTTCAACAGCCTTCCTGTCTGCATGCGTCCTGCGGTCCTCGTTCGCGGTCACTCGTCCAACTAACAGCGTGGCCCTTCGGGGCCCGCTCCAAACAGGAGGGCGTCATGCCAAAAGTCAAAGTCTATGCTGAAGTTTCTTACGAACTGGAGAACAACCAGAAGCGCATCCTGCCTGCAGGGTGGTCCGGAAACGTTCCAGAAGATTTCGCGGCTGATCTCGTCAAAAAACATCTCGGCCACGTAATTGAAGACGAAGCGACAGAAGAGCAAATCGTCGATCAAAGTGTCGAGTTATCGGAAGTGAAAGCTGCTCTTGATGAATCGCAGAAGGCCTTGGCTGACCTGCGCAAAGAGCAACAGAAACTTACGTCTGAAAAGGCCGAGGCTGATCGGTTGCTACTTGAAGCGAAAGAAGCCGTCGGTGAATTCGAGAAAGAGGTCGATTCGCTGAAATCTGATCTTGAGGCCGCCACGCAGCCAGATGCCACCGGCGACGGCGAGAACGAGGAAACGAACTCGGGCGACGGCAAAACGAAGCCTGAAAACAAAGCAAAGAAGTAGCGGGTGGTCGACTTCGACGAACTGGTGAACAAGCCAGCGATTGCAGCGTTCGGCCAGGCCGTCACCATTCTCCCGAAATACGGGGCTCGCTATGAGATCGATGCGATCTTTCGGCGGTCCAGTGATGACGACTTGGTCGACCCCGGAGCGATCAGTTCTGAGGCGTATCTTTCTGCCCGTACCGCGGATGTCAGCAATGTCACGCGGGACGATCGGATCGAAGTCGGTGGCATCACTTTCCGAGCAGCGCATCCAGTCCCCGGCGACAAGGGTATGACGCGCATCCCGTTGAGGTCCATTGAATGAGCCACGTTCGCCAGCAAGTCAGAGACGCCTTCAAGACTGCTCTGGCAGGTATGACGGCCGTTGAAGGCGTTCATGGCATCCGAACAGATCCGTTTTCAGCCAGCGAGTTGCCGGCAATTCAGATCACGACACCGACCGAGACTATCGGGCCGTTGGACAACACTGATGTCGAGACTGATCGTGACATACAGGTTGACGTATCTATCTGGGATCTGGGTGACGAAGGTGTCGACGACAAGCTGGATGACATCGCCGCTCAAATTGAGAGCAGAATCTTAAACGCTACCGGTGGGATCTGGGATGATGGCAGCGGAGTGATCTTCCTCTTTCCATCGTCTGCCACAATGAACCTCGGTGAACTCGCTGAGAAAACAGCCGTGGTGCTGACAACCCGTTTCCGGGTCCGGCTCCAGGCATCAACACCTGAAACCATAGGAGACTGACATGGCCGCACAACGTGGTTCAAAGCTGCTGATCAAGCGCGGCGATGGCGCTGATCCGGAGGTGTTCACGACCGTTGGAGCACTTCAGAGCTCGACATGGTCGATCAACGGAAACCCCATCGATGTTACCACTGCTGACGACGTCGACACCAATGGTGAGATCTGGCAGACGTTCATCACAGGACCGAAGTCCGGGACGATCAGCGGAAACGGGATCGGTAAGGCATTTGAGCCAATCCAAAGTCTCTACGACGATTTCGCGACCGGAGTGATCCGCAACATGGAAATCGTCGTTCCGAATGTTGGGACTTGGACCGCGGCTTTCGTGATCACGGACATGACGTTTGAAGGTCCGTATGACGGCGCTTCCGGGTTCTCGCTGACACTGCAGCTTTCTGGCGCTCCAGTGTTCGTGGCTGAAACCTGATGAGGGGTGACGTCACGATCAAAGGGAAAAAGGCGTATAAACTGCGCCTTACCCTCGGGGCGATGGAAGATATCCCCGCAGACGACAGTTCATCGCCGCCTGTGCCGTTCCTCCCTGCCAACGTCCTGAACCAGCTTGCGACAAACATCTACAGCGCGCGCGATGTTCGTGTTGTTGTTGAAGCAGGGATCTCGGGTGCCGGTCTTAACGTGTCCTACGACCAGATTGTCGAAGACGCTGGCTTTCAGGCAGCCGCAACCGGTGCTCGTAAACTTCTGATGTCATTCTTCGGGATTGAATCGTCGGGAAAAGCCGACGCCGCCCCGGAAAAGGCGACGAAGGAGGAAGCAGCCGCTTCCTGATCGACCCTTACATCAAGATGGGTGGCGCTATGGGCTGGCGGCCGTGGGAGGTCAGAGCTTGTACCCTCTTGGATTTCGAGGCGGCGTTATCAGGCTGGCTGATGGCTCAAGGTCATGACGACGGCCCCGACATCAGCCCAGAGGCAATCAAAGAACTCGACGATTTGATGGAGCGTTACCCAGATGGATGAAGCTGCACACCTCAACGTTCGGATTGACGCCACTACAGGGCGTTTTGAATCTGGAATGGTTCGAGCTCGACAGGTGCATAGTCGACAGTCCGCTGCGATTGAAAAACGCGCAGCACAGATGCAGCAGCGTGTCAGCCGGTCTACCCGTTTCGAATTTTCGCGGCAGGGTCGGGCGAGTTTCATCAACTTTGGCCAGCAGATCCAGGACGTTGCAGTTCAGGCAGAAATGGGAACGGACGCGCTGCGTATCTTCTCACAACAGGGGCCGCAAATCCTGTCGGTGTTTGGTCCTGCAGGCGTCACGCTTGGTATTCTTGCTGCCGTGACTGGTGCCGTTGCGTCGTCGTTTTTCGAATCCGCCGATGCGGCAAAGATGTCAAAGGAGGCCATGAAAGGGCTTACTGCGGCGCACAGTGCCGCCCGTGACGCGCAGGAGCTTCTCTCCCTTAGCACTGAAGAGCTGACTGAACGATTTGGTGAGAATGCTGACGAGGTGAATCGTCTGAGGGTCGAGTTGTCTGGGCTGGCTGTCGAAGATGTGCGGCGCAAAGTCGAAAGCCTTACCGAAACCATGTCTGGTTTGTTCGATGAGTTGACCGTGCCGGGACGCGAAGAGCAGATCAAACAGATTGAAGAATTCAACCCTGGAGAGGCCGCGCGTCGGACGGAGCAATTGCTGAACGCGCTGCAACCGCTCAGTGAAGCGTTCGGAATAACGATCGATCAAGCACGGGCGCTGAACAAAGCTCTGCTGGCATTCGAAGGTGCCGACACGCTTCAAGAAAAGAGGGAAGTTTGGGCCGAGATCAACGGCCAACTGGATGCCTATGGTGTGCGATTGGAGGATCTTCCAGCAGAGATTTTTCAAGCAGTCAAGCAGATGTCCAATCTTGATCTAAAGACGATTGAAGCAACTGCGACGGCAGACCGTCTCTCGGAAGCAATTTCTAACGGTGCAGACGAGACTGGCAGGTTCATCGATCAGGCTGCTGTTTTGAAGGAAGAGCTTCAGGCAGCGGCGCGAGCTGCACGGGTGGCGTTTGAGACCCAATCGTTCCTGCTGAGCAGACGTCCTGACATCGCTGCTGAAGACAAACTGTTCGGCCTGCCAGTGGCAGTATCATCCAGCGTCACCTCCGAGATAACCCGACGCAACAGACCAAAGCGAAAACGACGCGGTGGGCGGTCCAGACAAAAACGCGATCAGTTCCCACAGCAAATCGAACGTGTTCAAGATCGCATCGATGCTCTGGAGGTCGAGCGTCAGAAGATAGGTCTGACCGAACGTGCAGCCGAGGAACTATCGGCAGCATTCGACCGAGAAAGGCTGGTTCGCGAACTGCTCAACGCCGCACAGAAAGATGGAACCGCAGCGACTGCAGAAGAGATTCAGCGCGCGAACGAACTTGCGGATCAAACGCAGCAACTGACACTCGCGATCTTCGACGAAGCCGAAGCTCTGGAGAAAGTCAAAGAGGCATCAAAGGCCGCCAAAAAGGAACAGGAAGACCTTGCCAACTCGATTAAATCGACTTCGGACAAGTTCATCAACGCAGTGAAGAACGCAGAATCCTTCGAGGATGCGCTCAAAGCAATCGGACTTCAGCTTCTGGAACTGGCTGCGAATGCTGCACTTGGAAAAGGTCCACTGGGTGGTGCGTTTAACGACCTGATCGGAGTCAGCGCCGATGGGATTGCCGGATTGCTGACAAGCTCGGGCAGTTCAGCAGCTTCTGCGAGCGCTGCCAGTTCACTGCCTGCAGGCTTTGCAAAGGGTGGAGTTTTTTCGTCCGGCCGCGTCACGCCGTTCGCATCAGGTGGGATCGTTTCAGGCCCGACAACGTTCCCAATGTCGAATGGCACAGGGTTGATGGGCGAGGCTGGTCCAGAGGCCATCATGCCGCTGTCGCGCGGTCCAGGTGGAAAGCTCGGGGTTGCTGCGTCTGGGACCGGATCACCAGTGATTGTCAACATCACGAACACGTCCGGTGCGGATATCTCAGCAGAACAAAAAGGGCCCAACCTCGAAATCATGGTTGAACAAGCTGTCGCCAGAAGTGTTGCAGGAGGCGGGCGTGTCCATAAGGCAATCAAGCAGACGTTTCAGCTAAGCCAGCCGACGACACGGCGTTAGCAGGCAAGATCAGCCAACATTGTGCCTTCCCGTGTGGTCTGGTTCTCGACACTGCATCCGGTCGAAGTTTCGATTGCTTCCCTCAGAATATCGATGTCTTCGAAATCATCGTAAACTCGAATTAGGCCATCGGTTGCAACGACCTGAGCATAAGCCTCAACGCCTCGTTGCTGAACAGAAACAGTTACATCTCGGACTTTTACTCTGTCTTTTGGCGCGAGGTTAAACCGGGGTGGAGCAGATGCGCACCCTGCTAATGCGATTGCCGCTACAAATCCAATCATGTGGCGCATTTGAAAATCTCTCCATCAAGTCTGGATGGATCTTAACCGGGAATAGCAAACATGTCAGCATGGCCTGCGTCCCTTCCGGGATACATGGAACTTGGGATAACGGATCGCCGCCAACAGGGCTTCATCCGGACTGCGAATGACGCAGGACCAGCCAAGCAACGCAAACGGTTCACAGCCACGTCGCGATATCTGACTGGCACGATGACGCTGACCAAGGGGCAGCGTGACACGTTTGAGACGTTCTACAGCACGACGCTGGGTGAAGGTGCTGGTGAGTTCACGATGAACGATCCGCTCGACAAGTCGACCAAGACATTCCGCTTCATGGAGCCGCCAGAGATGCAGTTGATCAACGCTGCCGGTCCAACTGGTCATTGGAAAGTATCTCTGTCGCTGGAGTTGCTGCCGTAATGGCCCGTTCTATCCCAACGACGATTGTCGAGGCTCTGAACGCTGCATCAACAGGTGAGGCGTTCCTCGTTCTCGTAGAGTTCACACATTCGACGTTCGACACGCAACGCGTCGTGAACAACACCGAAGACATCGTCTCAAACGGTGATACCTACTTGCGGTTTCCATTCTCGATCATCGCACCGCCAGACACTGACGAATTCCAGCCCCGGATTCAGATCGCTGTGATGGATGCTGTAGGTGAGTTCGTCACTGACTTCCGTTCGGTAGCTGGAAGCCGGGAACGCATATTCGCGACCGTTACGATCATCGCAGCCGATGACCCAGATACTGCGCTGGCTCAATGGTCCGATTTCGAGGTGGTGAACGTCGATTACAACGCGGATGTGCTTCGGGCTGATCTGGTTGTCGAGAACTTTCTGTCAGAACCCTATCCGGGCGACACGATGAACCCAGCACAGTTTCCGGGCCTCTTCTGATGATCGCTCCATGGGCGAATGACTATGTGGGACTACCGTTCGAATGGAACGGATACAGCCGCAACGGTATTGGCTGCTACGGGCTGGTTGCTTTGGTTCAACTGGAACAGTTCGGCATTCAGATGCCTCGGCACGACGACGTGGCAGATCTTCTGGCTGACACCGGGTCTGCAAGTGTTCCCTCGGTTCCGAACTGGGTTGAGATCGATATCGACCATGCTGACGCTGGCGACATCATGCACATGAAGGGCATCCATGGCGGGAAGGTCGTTCCGATGCACATCGGTGTGTTTGTGTCCCCACAGCATGTCCTGCACATCGAAGCAGAGGTCGGAAGCTGCATCGTGGACCGTCTGAACAAACGTCACGCATGGCGCACAATCGGAGCGCATCGACATGCTTGATGCCACACTGGAGAATCTGGCCGAGAGCGCCTTGCAAGGATGCTTCCACGTCCGAGCGAAGCTTAAGCCGGTCAATGATGGACATGTTGTCGTTATGCCTATGGCAGAAGGCAACACGATTGCGGACGTTCTGCGATCGCTTCATGTGCCATCTGATCACTGGCAGTTTGCGCACGTTCACATCGAAGACCAGTTGATCCTGCAACGGCATTGGGGCCGCGTGAGGCCAAACGCGGGTACGACGGTGTTCATCAAGGTGACGCCTGGCGTGACTGGAGCGATTGCACTGATCTCACTGATCGCGGGTTCTTTGGCGACTGCTGGCGTGACTGCGAGTGCTACAGCCGCTGCTATCGCAGCAAGTATCGGAGTTTCAGTTAGCACGCTGGCTGCTGTTGCTGGTGCAGTAGTTTCAACCGTTGTGAGCTTCGCTCTTTCGACGCTTTTCGCTCCGTCAACTCCGGGCCGCGTCAACAACGGCACTGAAAGCCAGGTCTTCTCGATCACATCTGCCCGCAATGCGGTAGCTCCGTTCGGCGTAGTGCCGGAAGTGGTTGGTCAACATCGCATGGTGCCCCCATACGGCGCGGTTCCGTTCACCGAGGCATCGGGCAGCAATCAGTTTCTTCGGTTCATCGTGCTTTGGGGGTACGGTCCAGTTGACGTGACGGACATCAAGATTGGCAATACGCCGATTGAGAACTTCGACAACGTGTTGGCCGAGCATGATTTTGATGGAACGGCAGAGACGCTTAGCCTGTATCCCAAGGACGTAAGCCAGGAAGGTTTATCAATCGTCCTTGGGACGAGTTTCACTACGCGCACCACGGAAATCGACGCGGACGAAATCAGTGTCGATATGACATTCCCGCAAGGACTGTTCTTTGTGGATTCAATCGGCAGACGGATCGCATCGCAAGTGCGTCTTGTTGGGGAATACAGGCGTGTAGGCGATACTGATTTCACGAGCTGGTTCTCGCAGTTGGTTGAGAGTCGTAGAACCACTGCCATCAGGGTTTCCAAACGACAAGCAGGCCTCATTCCTGGGCAATACGAGGTCCGGATTCGCAGAACTTCCGCAGAGCAGAACAACCCGAGCAGACAAGAGCGCGTTGTCTGGAGCGCGCTGCGATCCATCAGAAATGACAGTCCGGTCAATCTGCTGGGAATCGCGAAAAGCGCGTACCGGATCAGGGCCACGGACCAGCTCAACGGCGTGATTGACCAGTTGAACGCCATCGTTGGCGTGAAGACCGCGACTTGGGATGGGTCCGCGTGGTCGGGTGAGAACGCCACACGCAACCCGGCTTCCATCTTCAGGCGTGTGCTGACCAGTGCGGCAAACAAGAAAGCGCGCACCTCGGTTCAGATCGACAATGCCGGTCTGGGGGAATGGTACGAGTTCTGTGAGGTGAACAACCTGTTTTACGACCGTGTTTTTGATGATCAGGCATCTGTTCGAGACCGCCTTCAGGACATCGCAGCTGCAGGATTTGCAGCACCACGTCTTGTCGATGGCAAATGGGGCGTCGTTGTCGATAAGCCCAAGACGGTAATTTCACAGCACTTCACGCCGCGAAACAGCTTTGGGTTTCAGGGGAAAATCGTCTCACCAGAGATTCCGCACGGATACCGCATTCGGTTCCCTAACCGTGATCGCGATTTCATCGAGGATGAACGTGTCGTCTACGACGACGGATATGACGAAAGCAACGCAACCGAATTTCAGTCGCTGGACGCTCCGGGGAAAACTGATCCAGACGACGTTTTTCAATGGGGTCGTCACATCCTTGCGGCTGCGCGACTGCGACCGGAGATCTTCACGTTCTCTGCAGACATCGAGCACATCGTTGCGGAACGAGGAGACCTGATAAAGTTCACGCACGATGTTCCTCGGATCGGGTTGACGTCCGGTCGTGTGAAATCGGTGTCCATCAACGATGTGACACTTGATGAGCCTGTAACGATTGAGGACGGCAAGACATACACGTTGCGGGTAAGGAACAGCGAAGGGGCATCTACAGCACAGACGGTGACCACTGGGGCTGGTCTTCATTCGACGATCACTGTTGCCGACGCAACTGGCATCGCTGCTGGCGACCTGTTCATGTTCGGCGAAACCGGATCAGAAAGCGAAACCCTGATCATCAGAGCAATCGAGCCTGACGACGATCTCGGTGCAACCCTCGAATGCGTTCCGTATCGGGAAGCGATCTACAGCGCAGCAGACGTCATCCCGGATTATGAATCTTTGATATCGCTTCCGTCGAGCGTCAGCTTCATCGGACCTCCTGCTCCAAGGATCTCCGTTGTGACTTCTGATGAGCAAGCTCTGACGGTTACTTCGGAGGGAGCGATTATTCCGTCGATAATTCTGTCCTTCCAGGCTGGTCAGCCTGACTCGGCGCAAAACCCAACCGTTACTACGACGGCAGAGTTTCAGGCACGATTCAAGGAGAACACAGACGACGCAGAATACATCTATGTCGATGGAATCTCGCCTAATGCTACCAGCGTTTCGTTACAGCCTGTCGAGACTGGACTTGGATACAACGTCGAGATTCGCGCGGTTGGTCCAGCTGGCGAGGTGTCGGAATGGGCGACGATCTCGAACCACCAGGTGACCGGTGCCATCGCGCCACCACCTGCTGTTACGACATTCGGGATCAACGTCACGGGGGATCAGGCATACGTCGAGTGGACCTACACTGACATTCCGGTCGACTTGATTGGCTACGAAATCCGCTATTCGCCTGATCAGGACGTCACCGATTGGTCAGCAATGACTCGGGTTTCTGAAAGTGTGCCACGCTCGGCTCGTAGTTTCGCAGTGCCGGCACGATCTGGCAGCTATGCCATTAAGCCATTTGACGTTAATGGAACCCGGGCAGAAACCGCTTTGTTCGTCAATTCATCGCTTGAAGACCCGCGCAATCTCAACGCCATCGTGTCGATCACAGAAGCCCCGACATTCTCAGGCACCAAGAGCAACGTTGCGGTCAGTGGATCAAAACTGATCCTTGACACGTCGGCCACGATGGACACCTGGACGACCTTGGCAGACGTTGTGACCCTGTCTCAGGGTGTCGATGAGACCATTCCGGTCGGTCTGTACGACTTCGGCGAAACCGATCTCGGCGCGGTCTACACCACCAGGATCACTGCCGACATGGTGGTTGGTGCGTCAGACACCGCGAACACCATGGACACGTGGGAGACCCTCGCGGACGTCGTAACGCTCGCAGGCGGTGTGAGCGGCGATGAATTCAACATTCAGCTTTGGGTATCGCACAGCCTGACGGATGCAGCGAGCGAACAGGTCTGGACCGATTATCGACCATTCGTCGTTGGAGACTACACCGCGCGACATTTCAGGTTCCGATTGGAGATGACGAGTCAGAGTTACAACGTCATCCCCGAGGTTACTCGACTGAATGTTACCATCGACGCGCCGGACACACTGGTGAGCGATCAGGATATCGCCAGCGGAACTGCCGGTAAGTCGATCGACTTCAGCCCTGCATTCAACACGCTGCAAAGCGTCACGGTAGCCGCACAGGACATGGGTACCGGCGATTATTTCGAGATTACGGGTAAATCGCGAACCGGTTTCACGGTCGAGTTCTTCAATGCAGCGGGAATGTCCGTCGATCGGACCTTTGATTATCAAGCGCTTGGCTTCGGTCATGAGCGCGGAACATAGGAGCAGCCATGACACAGGCAAACCTTGGTACAATCATTGCGGGTTCGAAATCCGGCAATTCGCTGGCATCCGATCTGACCAACTTCGAGGACGCCTTGCTGTCAAACCATAGTGGGGCATCTCGTCCATCATATGCGTCGACCGGTACGGTGTGGGTGGATAGCAGTTCATCGAATCTGATTTTCTACGTCTACAACGGATCCGTTGATATCCCGTTCATGCAACTGGATGCGTCGAACAACGTCGCGCGTATGCTCATGGACAATGACCGTGACAGCTACATCGTCTCTGACACTGACGACGTTATCCGGGTTGTTGTTTCTGGCTCAGAGGTTGCTCGGTTCAATGCGGATGGATTGCAGGTAAACGGCGACACCATAAGAGGCATCGCTGGTTCAACTGAGATCGCAGCGCAGACACCAGGCCACCTGATCGATGCATCCAACTTTGAAGCTATGATGCTGTCTGCTATGAATGTGGTTCAAGTTCATCATGCCGACCCGGAAACATACACGGCTGCGAGCGACGTTCACTTGTCACAGATGGATGTGGTAATCACGCCATCGGACACGACTTCACGAGTTGAGCTTGATGTAACGCTATCCATTGAAGCGAACGTAGCCGCGCCGGGCGTGGTGCTTTACATGGAGCGGAACGGAACAGAATTTGCATCGGCGGCGACAGCCGGATCTAGGCTTTCAGGCCATGTTTCGATGCCATTCGACGGTGACACAGCGTCATCCATGGCGACTGTCAGCTTCAAGTACATCGACAGTCCAGGGACAACATCTCCCGTTACGTACTCGTTTCATGTTCGAATGAGTGCGTCTGCTGTTGTGAGCTTGAACAGAACACTGAACGACACCGACAGCGCTATTCATGAGCGAGCCACATCGACAGTGATAGCGCGTGAGATCGGCGCATAGATCCAGCGTCCCGCCACTTACCTAAACGACTAAATCACTCTGAAAACTGGAGGCCATCATGGCAATTTCCACATCGAATGCGGCTGCTCAGGCCGCACTGAATGCTCGTACCGCACTGGTCGACGCCGGGTCTGGCCCAGGCAAGGTTCGCATCTATTCGGGCACACCACCTGCTGGCGGTCCTGATGCTGCTTTGTCCGGCAACACCTTGCTTGCGGAACTGACGATGTCAGATCCGTCCTTTCCCGCCGCGACTGACACCAATCCCGGCGCACGATCGGTGGCGAATGCTGTTTCAGACGACACTGATGCAGATGCCACCGGGACAGCTACATTCTTTCGGATCGTTGATAGCGACGACACTCCCCACGTTCAGGGAACGGCCGGCACAACTGGCACCGATATGATCCTCGATAGTGCATCTGTGACGGCAGGCCAAACGGTCGGCGTTACATCAATCACGCTCAACCAGCCTGAATCCTGATCGGAGCACGTAGATGCCCGTTATACAGGATATATCGGGGTCTCCCATCTTGGATATGGGTGGCCTCCCGATCTTTGACATGGCTGGGTTCGATGCGGTTGTCACCGGTTCGTTCTCGGCATTGTCGGGGTCTGCCGTTGGATCTATACGCATCGAGGGAACTGTCGCGGGCTCGTTCCCTGCGTTAACGGGGTCTGCGATTGGAAACTTCGATCCTGGTATCTCTGGTTTGGTTTCGGGCAGCTTTCCAGCGCTCGACGGCAGTGCCGTAGGAAGCACGGTTCAGGGCGAAGCCACAGGTGTCGTGTCAGGCAACTTCTCAGCACTGACTGGTTCGGCGATCGGCTCAACCATCGACACTCTGACGGTTCCGGCATTCCGCATCTACGCCGTCGAGTCGGATGCTCATGGCGCGCGACGCATGTCGAACAAAGATCCCGACGACGTGCTGGACTATGCCATCGACTTCACTGCCATCCTGACTGAAGGCGAAGTTATCGGCGCGATCGAGACGACATTCACCGATCTGACCGAAGAAACGCCTGCACCAGTCATAGATGGCTCTCAGGTCATCTGTTGGGTTGGTGGCGGTGTCGAAGACACAGACGGTCTCGTCACGATCCAGGCAACCACCAATTACGGTCGCACCTATGAGCGGTCCCTCCTGATCCCAATTTCGGAGCTGTAACCATGGCCCAACAGAATACCTATGATGATGTGCAGCCGCAGGACGCCGACGCGTTTCTGATCCGCGATGTGTCTGACACCACTCAGAACGCCGCAGGGTCCACCAAAGAGGCCACAGGGGCGCAGGTCGCGGATTGGCTTCGCGCTGATCAGGATATGGCATCTCGCACGGTTCCCCCAAACACTCAGACCGGTACGGCGTACACGTTGGCGTTGACCGATGCTGGCGGAATTGTCGAAATGAGCAATGCCAGTGCGAACACACTGACGATCCCTGCGAACTCGGCAGTCGCTTTCCCTGTCGGTACGATTGTCAACGTGACGATGCTCGGCGCCGGAGTCACAACGGTAACTGGGGATACTGGTGTCACAGTCAATGGTGTGTCGGCAGGCGGCGCAGACATCTCCGGACAATTCCAGGGCGTGAGCCTCTACAAGCGTGGCACCGACGAATGGGTCATGCAGGGCGCGCACGGAACGGTGGCGTAATGCTGTTTCTGCAACGCTCATCCGTTCTCGCTTCGACCCCGATTGGTCAGGTGTTCCCCGTTGTTGCAGCAACCGCCGATTGGGCACAAATGCGAGATCAGAACGCGGCTAGCATGGCGGCGACGTTCGGGACCACACCTGCCACTCTTTCTGATCGCCTTCGGGCGGAGGTCGACAGTCTGACAGAAGGCGACACTGGCGGTGGGAACACGCCAGCGGACATCTGGACAGCCCGTCTGGCAGAGAACATCGGATCAGCGATCGATGTGTCTGCTGTTTCGGGCAATTCAACCGGCGACGGCCTTGCCCGGTTCCAAGGGTTCGCATCAGATCAACTTGACGACTTCCTGCTTTACACTGGTGGTACGAACGATATCGGACAGATCAGCGGGAGTGCTGTTTCCACGGTGATCGCGAACATGACCGCGACCTTTGCCCTGCTGGGGCACCAGCGTTTCGCAGTAAGCCCGCCGTTGATCGCCAGCCCGCTTGTGCTCGGTCAGAACGGTATCGACGAAGCTGAGATTCGGCGTTTCGTTGTCGAGACCCACTACCCCAAAATGTTCGAGATGCAGATGCTGAACGCGATGGGCGTGGCAGACAGCGCGGTCGCGGCAGACATCCTCGACGCACAGACCGGCGATATCATCTCGTCACGCTCAGACGATGGCCTTCATCCAGGCGTTCAAGGCAACGGTGACTATGTCGTCACCGCAAGCTTCCTCGCAATCGCTCTGGATTTTCAGACGGGCTATTCGCCTTGTACGGCACCAGTACGGATGGTGCCGTCCGATCCGGCTGGGACCACGATCTTTGCGCCAGGTCTCGTTGGGCGCGCCGACAACTGGCAGATGTGCGGCGGGAATGCCGATGACGCCTTTGCCATCAATGAAGCCACTGGTGCGATCACTCGGGGCGCGC